GACGAATACACCTATGTAGGGATGTTTGGTAACAATCAAATGATAACTCAGACAGTCTCCGGCTCCATAAGACCTGGCTCCGGCTTTGTTTATCCTCGAAAAATTTAGGTCGGAAACCTTTTTGCGCAATTAATCGGCGGGCGTGATGCCCGTCCGCGCAAATGTCTGAAGACACAAATGCCACACCGCCCGTGACGGGCGGAGAAGTGGAAGCCCCAGAAGCTGAGGCTATAAATGCAGAGACCCCTGAGGGTCAGAATTCCTTTTCGAAAGATCAGGTAGACGATCTTCTTAATGCCCTGCGTTCAGAACGTACAGCGCGTCGTAGTAACGAGAAGCAGCTCAAGGAACTGGGGGCTCAACTCGACCAGCTCAAGGGAATTGATCCCGAGCAATACGCCAAGCTTCAGGCCGAAGCTGCCAAGCGTGCTGAACTCGAATCAGCTCTAAAAGACCAGATCGGTTCTATCGAAAAGAACTACGCCGAGCAACTTCATGCAGCCGAGGAGGCTAAGAAGGAGGCTAATACACAGGTTCTTGACCTGCAGAAGCGCTACGCCTTTGAGCAAGCGCTGGCCGCAGCTGGAGGTCGTGGAGGGAAATGGACGGCGACTGTCTATGCAGAAGTTCAAGACAGCATTCGCCTTGAGGATGACGGCACTATCACAGTTGTCGACAAGTCTGGTGCCTATATCCTCGAAGACGGCAAACGGGTGGAGCCTTCTGATTGGCTAAAACAATTTAAGGCTGACGAGTTCCTCGGCTATGCATTCAAGCCAGAGCGCGGAGCCGGTAGTGGCCTGATGGAAATGCCCGGCACTCGCATCGGCAACAGTGGAGACATTCACAACATGACAAAGGAGGAATTATTTGCTCACGCATTCAAGGTTAAAAAATAGCTATCCATAAAACATTCACTTCAAATGCCCTGCTACGGCAGGGTCTTTTTTATGCAATTAGGAACAATCAGATATAGAAGCCACCATGAAGGAGTGATTCCAGAGGGGTGCGCGGAGGTTTGCGGGCAGCGAGAGGCTGTTAGGCAGCCAAATCGAACCCTTTCTTTTCACATTTTCTAGGTAAATCTAATGGCACTCACGCTACTGGAGGCCTCTAAGTCTGCACCAAATGCAGAGACCTTGGCCGTCATCAAGGAGCTCACAGAAGGCGATCTGCTTTCTGCTCTTCCGTTTAAAAATATTTCCGGCTCTGGCATACACTTCCGTCGCGAAGAGTCGCTGGGAGGAGTAGGTTTCCGCCACTTGAATGCTGGCCTAACAGAAGAGTACGGCCAGACCAGTCAACAGTCTGAAGCCCTCAAATACTGGGGCGGTGACGTCAGCGTTGACCGTGCAATTATAGAAACACAAGGTCCTGAGGCTCGTTCGTTCCAGGTTCAATCAAAGATCCGCGCAATGCGTATGGCCTTTGAGCGTGTATTTATTAAAGGATCTGAAGCCACTTCTAATGGCCTTGAATTCGACGGCCTAGAGAAGCGCTGCGGCACGGCTGGCTCTACTAGCCAGGCTCTCGACAACGGTGGCGACGGCCTGTCGCTTGGCGCTCTAGATGAGTTGATTGACGAAGTTGATGCTCAAGGTGCAACTCCGTTGCTTCTCATGTCGAAGCAGATGCGTCGTCGTTTGACGCAAGCCAGCAGAGACGGCGGCATCAACGGAGGCATTCACATCTCTACTGACGAGTGGGGCCGTCAACGCATTGGTTACAACGATACTCGCATCATGATCCTCGATCGCGATGAGACGAATACTGAAATCCTTGGCGCTAACGAGCCTGGATCTACAAGTTCTATCTACTGCGTTGCCTTCGGCGATCTATTGACTTGCGGCATTCAAAACGGTGGAATCTCGGTGCGTGACTTAGGTGAGAGCCATACACTACCATCATATCTCACTAGGATTGAATGGTACTGTGGCCTCACCGTTATGAACGGCCGCTCTGTTGCACGTCTGCACAATATCGACCCTGCGAAAGCTGCAGTTCTCTGATTACTGCTAACGCCTGGGGTGAGCGCATCACCCCAAACACACACTCTTATTTTTGGTAAAAACAAATGGGCGCACGTTCTACGGGCTTCTTTCCTGTTAAGGCCGGCTGGATTGACACACTTACAATTCTGCCTTCTGATGGAAGCGATCTGACCGTTCCTGATTTAGCTCACTCCGGCGAAGTGACCTATGTCGCATATTTCAACGCAGCCGCCACCGGCTCCGTTGCCGTCAAGGATGGATCCGACAACGTCCTCGCAACTTTGACCGCTCCTGCAGGCGGCGGCAAAGTGTTCGCTGTTCGTTCCGGCTTTGAAACCGGGTCAATCACAACCGTCAAACTTGACTCAGCAAACCTCTCAGCAGGTACTGCTCAGGTCTCTATATTCTGATCTCAGAATCAAGAATCAAGCCTCCCTGTCCGGGGGGCTTTTTTTCATGGAAGAACTGGGTCATGCGAAAAGCAGTTCAACTTTCCCCACGCATTCGCTATCTCCCGCTTGAAGATGAAGAGGGCGATATCGGTGTCATGTTCCTGATGCCCGATGGAGAAGGTGACGATAAAGCCAGGGTAGTCTCAATCGTAGATAGAGAAGACTTCAAGTTTTTCTTTAACGAGTTTCGTGTCAAGGAAGACCGGCAGTACCTGTGGGGACTTTTCAATGAAGAAAAGATCGGTTCTAGCGAAGGCAATGGTTGCTAGGAAACCTAGAGCCGAATTCGCAATTGATCTGTGGCCTCCTCAATGATTACTGTCTATGAAAAACTGACAGGCAAGTCCATCGCCACTTACCCCTGCTCTGTGCAGGAATTTTTAAATACAGGGAAGTACACCCTCGAGCGTCCTAGTGACGCTAAGCCTCCAGAAAATCTGGTCCAATCAAAGCTACCTAAAGCTGGTCGCGAAGCTGATCGCCTGGCTCAGCTTGAGAAACTGAAGATTGACAACGCGACACCACCAGCACCGGTAACGACCGAGGAGTTGGGCGTCGAAGTCAAGGAACCAGTGGTGGAAGAAGCAAAAGAAGCTCTAAAACCTACTCGCAAGGCTCCACGTCGTCGTTCATCAGAAGACTGATCAACTGACGCCGTATTTTTTACCGCTCTCGATGTTGATTATACAGGGCACTTCAGTTTGTCCTGCATCTGTTGCGATCTCACAAAAAGAGGCTTGGAAATTTTCTGGTGTGTATTGCGTATCCTGATCTAAGGCGCCAATGGGCAGGGCAATGCCAGCTGCGACAGCGACAGAAACGAGGATGTTAGAGGACACGGAGGCAAGTCTTAAACTCTGTAGATAGTGTTTCCGTGTGATGTTTCCCAGGGAACTATCAGAAAACTAAGTCCCCGATCCTGCGAGCCAACAGCTTTGTTGCAGCAGTTTTGGTGTCGCAAGGTGGGACGTCCCAGGACAAGAGGACGAAACCCTGGACACCATGTGGACCAACTACGGGGCACGTAATCCAAGAAGGATCTTCTTCAGTTTCATCGTATTTGAGTTGACCTGTCCAACATTCTCCATAGATCATTTCAGACACGGCTGGCTTCATATTTAGTCCGAGGATGCCAGAGACTGGAGTAGGGAAAGTAGCTCCAGGGGAATTAGACCAAACCAGATTTACGCCATGTCCATTTGACCAATCAACCAGGGCTAGCTGACGAGGTTTATAAAAACTATAGAAGTCTCCCATCAACTCGAAGATTTTATCGGTAAGTTCACTGTTGCTTTCAATTGAATCTATTAACGATTCACTGTGTCGAATGATAATTCCGTCGAGTGTTGGATTTTTCCAAATCAGGAGCCCAAAGACGAGAATTGATGTAACCGAGGTGATTGAGAAGATACGCCATAAAAAATCAAGTGGACCTTCGGGATCATCGAGGATCATTCCCGTAATCGATCTGACCACATGGGCTGGCCACCATCCACCGATATTCCATATCCATTTATTACGAGGACGGCTAACGACAGCAGGGCTTGAGGGAGTTTTTTCCCCGCTCTTTTCTTGGGGCATGGTGTCTCCCTTTAGTTATGTTTTTCCATCTGGGAATGCTTAGGCGATCTTTATAAACGGCCCGGCAGATGACTACCTGGCAATCGATCTATGCTGACGCCAAAACAGCCGGCGCAAAATTCCCTGAAGTCGTTGCAGCGCAATGGGCCTTGGAGTCTGGCTATGGTCAGCACTTGAGTGGCAAAAACAATTTTTTTGGGATCAAGGGCTCGCCTGGGACGAAATGCCAAACGAAGGAATGGTCTGATGGTCAATTCATTACGATCGACGCTGAGTTCAAGGACTTCGCAACGCCTCTCGCATGCATCGAATATCTAATCAGGCTCTGGTATAAGGACTATAAAAATTACGAGGGAGTCAACAGGGGCAATAGTCCTCGCGAGTGTGCCGCGTTGTTAGTCGCGGGAGGTTACGCCACTGATCCGAACTACGTTGCGAAAATAATGAGGGTCATAGAGGATAACCCTATGCTCCAGGAGGCCCCAGAAGGCCCTCTTAAGGTTGCTGAGGTGTCAACGGACACCACGACCACTCCAGAGGGCTCTGAGCCCCTTGTCGGCAGCACTGTGGACTTACGCAGCTTCTTTGCTCATTACTCAGAGCGCCCGTGGCAGAAGCGTGGAGTTGAATTATTAGTTGAAGAACTTAAGCAGAATCTCCCAGAAGTTTTGGGCGATAGGCATTCATGGATAAGGACATTTAGAAACCTTCCACTTGTTAATAGCCCTGCAATCATGACTGACCGCCTTTGCCTAGATGTCCCTTATCTCTATCAGCTTGACTCAGAACTCGGCCAGGGTTCCCGCATGTGTTGGTCATCAACAAATGCGATGCTTGTCGAATATCTCGAGCCTGGTTCGCTAACTGGTGCGCAGGCTGATGATATCTATTTAGATAAGGTTCTCGAATACGGCGACACAACCTCATCACATGCTCAAGTCTCTACATTGAAAGAGTACGGACTTGACGCAAGCTTCCGGGTCGATGGAACAGCAGCAACGCTGAAAGCAAGTCTGAGGAGAAACGTTCCGATACCGATTGGTGTTCTTCATTACGGCCCAGCTAACGAATGCTATGGCGGTGGCCATTGGCTCTTGATTGTAGGTTTCGACGACGCTAAAGGTGTTTGGATCTGCCACGATCCATACGGGGAACTGGATTGTGCTAATGGGGGCTATCTCTCAAACGCAGCAACTGCAGGGCAATTTGTCGAATATTCTTATCAACATCTAAACCAGCGTTGGATGGTCGAAGGATCAGGAACTGGTTGGTATATCTCGGTTTCTACTTAGGAATGCTTTTGGGACGCATGTCCTAAAAATGGCCGAACAATGGAGTACTCACCCTGGCATACCAGGATATGAAGTCTCATCGAAAGGCAGCATTCGACGCTGCAAATTGGGGAAGAAGGAAAACGTACCCGAACCAGTCTTAGCAAAAAA